GGGCGCCCTACCAAAGGCGTTCCCCCCACCAACTAGGTGGGCAGTAGGGTAGATGAAGCCCTACGAACCGGCCGTGAGCTTGGCAGCCCACTTTGGCACGTTAGTGCCGAAGCGCGCCCCCGCAGGATACCAAAGCCAGGTGGTCTTGAACCCCCTGACATGGCCCCGCGGAGTCACGCCGTCGCTGGGAACACCGTAGAGTGCACTCGCGTGCACGACATCCGGTGCCCAATGGTGGAGAGGTAAGCGCCGGGGCAGGGCCACAAGGGCCCGAACCCAAACGCCGTCCCACCCACCATCAGGTCGCTTCGTAACCCATTCAGCCTCATCACGGTGAAGAACCGTGTCACCGAGGCTGGCAGGGCCACGAAGCTTCCTTATCGCAGTTGGCAACTGGTCCATGCAGTACCGACGAGCCTCACCAGTTAGGTGGGGTCGACCGATACGCACGAGCCCGTTGTGGAGTGCGATCCAGTCCTGTGGCTCATCGGGATAAGTCTTCAGGTAGTGCGGCCTTACGGCCACACCATCGAAGAAGTCTCCGCCACAGCTTTCCCTGAAGGGACCCGCGACAAACGTCTTAGCGTCATTGGGGGTGAACCCAAAGTAACGCAACGCTGCCATTAGGGCGTCCACGTATCCCGGCTCTGCCGGCACGATTAGGTCGTCACCGTAGCACCACGTTTGACCGTGAGTCGACGTCTGCTCCCTCAGCGTTTCCGCGAGGGACCAGAAGATGAGCGTTTCAAGCTCAAATGTGAAACCATTCCCCATAGAGGAGAACTTTTCGAGGTAGACGAATTTCCCATCCACGTCAGTGAATGGGGCCCTTAGAGAATCGAGCAATTGGTACCACTCATCCGGAAGGAGGAGTCTCACCAGCGTACGGCAAACCGTATCGCTGGCATTGCTCAAGTCCAAAGTCGCCACCGACCCGTCTGCACTGCCCTTTCGGGCAAGCTCGCGGTGAAGGTCTTGACCTTGGTCCAAGTCTATGCCGAAGCGCAGGAG